CAGGGTATCGGTCATGCCGCCGCCCCGGACATCAGGCTCATGTAGCTGGCCGGCTTCGTGGTCTCGACCCTTGCCCTCGGCAGGTAAGGGTAGATGTCGAGATCGAGCCGTGGCGGGCGACGCTCGACCCCTGCGGCGTTCCGGGGGCCTGGCGATGACCCGGCGAATCCAGCCCGCCGACCTCCGCCTCGACGTCGAGGCGGCCGCGGCCCTGCGGCCGGACGATCCGGGCCTGGCCGCGCTCCGAGGGGAACAACGGATCGCGGCGGCGGCAAAATTCGCGGTTCAAGCGATCTTTTGCGCCGCCGCCGCAATCCCGGCCGAGATCAAGGCGATTGATAACGCGGCGCTGGCGACCGAAAAGCGCGACCTCTGTCCCGGCTCCCCGTCCTGGCCTGGTCTGCCCGCGCCCCTGTTCCGCCGCGTCTCGGCCGGTTACGCGCCGAATTTCACCGCCTCCGATTTCCTGACCGTCGCCCGCCGCCTGGGGCTTTCGTGACACTGTCGGCGCGAGTCAAGGGCGAGACCTCGCTCCGCGACCTGGCGGAGCGGCGGGGCATCGCCTGGGATATGACCAAGAGCAACATCAAGCGGGGCGACTATTGGGCGCCCTGTCCGTTTCATGGCGAGGCGACCGCGTCGTTTCATATCGTCGAGCCTTCCGGGCGCGGCGGCTGGTTCAAATGCTTTGGCTGCGACGCCAAGGGCTCGGTCGTCGATTTCGTCATGCAACTGGACGGGCTCGACGCCGCGGCCGCGTTGAAGCGGCTGGCGGACGATGCCGGGCTCGACCCGGCCGAGGACCCGGCGAAAATGGCCGAGCGGGCCGCCCGCCACGCCGCCGCCCAGGCGAAGGCGGCGCGCCATGCGGCCCGCGACGCCGAGGCGCGGCTCCAGGGCGCGCGGATGATCTGGCGCCAGGCGCGCGGCCCCGTCGCCCTTCTCCGCGACTATCTGCACGCCCGCGGCGTCCGGGTCTCCGCCCTGGGCGGGGTCCCGGCCTCGCTGCGGCTGCACCCGGAATTGAACTATTGGGCGCCCGGCCAGGACCGCAAGCGCGAAGATCCGGCCTTTCGCGGCCCGGCGATGGTCGCGGCGATCGGCCGGGGGCAACTGGTCGGGGTTCACCGGACCTGGATCGCGCCGCAGGGGCGCGCGCGCCTGGTCGACGGGACCAGGGTCCCGAAAAAATGGATCGGCCGGACCGGCGCGATCTTCGGAAACCCGGTCAAGTTCTGCCCGACCTCGCCCCGGATGATCGTCGGCGAAGGGATCGAGACAACGCTTGCCGCCTGGTCGGCGATGGTCGCGGCCGGCCGTTCCGACTGGTCGGCCGAGGCGGGGCTATCGCGCGGCGCGATCGTCGCCGCAGCGGACACGCCGTCGGGCCTCGAATGGGCGCCGCCGCCGGGGGTCTCGGCCGTCCTGATCCTGGGCGAGGGATCGGGCAAAAACCCGGCCGAGGCGGAGCGGCTCACGATCACCGCCACCGCCGACTCTGCGGGCTTCCTGGTCTCTGTCGCCCCGGCGTTGACAATCGCCTTCGCGCCTGGCCGCTATACTTGGCGCGCCATGCTCACCCGCCCGACCGATGGCGCCCGGGCGTCGGTCGGCCTTGGTTCGTTCAAGATCGAACCCGACCCCGCAACATCGACGGCTGACACGCGGTCGACGGCGCGGCGGACCCTGGCCGCGATCGAGGCGCGGATCGAGGGGCGGATCACAAAAGACGCGGAGTCCTACACGATCGAAGGCCGATCCATTTCCCGCACCCCGCTTGAAATCCTGGAAAAGCTGGTCGGGATATACCGCGCAAAGGTTCAGCGCGAGGAAGGCGGATCGGCAATTCTGGTCAATAAGGTGACATTCAAATGAGCGACCGCAAGGATCCGGCCTTTTCCTGGACGGCGCCGCCGAAAGTATCACGCGCCGCCCGCCAGATTGCCGCCGCCCCAGGCGTCCGGCGCTACATGGCCGCCCGCCCGGATCGCCTGGCCGGGCGGTTCGGCCTCGGCCTTCCCTGGCCTCGCGAGGACGCCCGGCGCGACCTTCGCGGGCTGATAGCACACGCCCGCCACGCGGCGCAAAACATCGACTATCTGAAATCTTACGAAATGATGGTCCGGCGCCATGTTGTCGGGCGCAAGGGAATCACGTTGCAAATGGACGTCCGCGACCCGGCGACCGGCAAGGCGGACCAGGTCGCAAACCGCGTGATCGAGGCGGCGTGGTCGATGTGGGGCAAGCGCGGCAATTGCACAATTTGCGGCCGCCTGTCCTGGTGGAATGTCGAGAACGTCGCCGCGACGATGATCGCCCGCGAGGGAAACTTCCTGCTGCGGACCCGGACCGGCGCGAACCGCGGCCCGTTCGGGTTTCAGGTCGAGGTCCTGTCGGTTGACCTCCTCGACGTCGACATGGTCGAGGACCTGGGCGGCGGGTCCTATGTCGACGGCGGAATCGAATTCGACGACGACGGGCGGGTCCTCGCCTTTTACCTGTTCACCGCGCACCCCCTGACCCCGCGCCACGCACCGGGGCTGCGCCGGGTCCGGGTCCCGGCCGATGAGATTGTCCACGTCTACCGGCCTAACGAGGCAATGCAAGCCCTGGGCGTCCCGCAATCTCATACCGCCCTGCGCCGGTTCAACATGCTGTCGCAATACGAGGAGGCGGCACTGGCGGCCGCCCATTACGGCGCCGCGGCAATGCTGATTCTGAAATCCGAGCATGACCCGGGCGAGGGTCCCGCGGCCGGGTCGGGCGCGGGCGAGATACCGGAGGAAATCGAGGCGGGGTCGACCTTCACCCTGCCGCCGGGATACGATACCGCGTCCTGGTCGCCGAATTATCCCGATGGGGAAATGCCCGCATTCAACAAGGCGATGATACGCGGCGGCGCCGCGGGGCTCGGCGTCTCATATGCCGGGCTTTCGTCGGACATGGAGGGCGCCAATTTTTCCAGCCTTCGCGACGGGCGAGGCGAGGAGCGCGACGAATGGCGCATGTTCCAGCGGGACCTCGCCGAGGCAATGCACGGGGAGGTCTTCCGGCTCTGGTTGCCCCGCGCGATTCTGTCGGGGGAGATCGCTCTCCCCTTTTCCAAACTGGAAAAATTCACCGCTGCGACATGGCGGCCGCGGGGCTGGCCCTCGGTCAATCCGAAAGATGACGCGAACGCGAACGACGCGGACCTCCGCAACCGGCTGCGCGCGCCGTCCGACATTGTCGCCGAACGGGGCGAGGACTTCGAGACGGTCGTCCAGCGCACCGCCCAGGACCTCGCAACCCTGAAAGCGGCCGGGCTTCCCATGCCCGCCGCGATGCTGCCCACGCCCGCCCCTGGCGCCTCTCCGCGCCCCGCCGAACCCCCTCTCGGGCCGGATGGGAATCCGGTCGACCCCGAGGACTGAGGAGTCACACATGCCAAAAATCAGGACGCCCGCGCGGCTATACCATTCGCACCGGCCGGCCGATGGCTCGGGCGACGTGTTTTTCAACCTCGACCCGTTCTGGTCCTCGCCGAATGTCGATTTTGTCGGCATCGATAATTATATGCCGCTTTCTGATTGGCGCGAAGGCGTCGATCACGCCGACTATAACCCCGACAAGGGCTGGACCTCGGTCTATTCGCTCGACTACCTGAAAGCGAATATTGAGGGCGGCGAGTTTTGGGACTGGTTCTATCTGAGCGACGCGGACCGCGCCGCCCAGGTTCGGACCCCGGTCTCCGATGGCGCCCACGCCGAGCCCTGGGTTTTCAGAAACAAGGCGATCCGCGACTGGCACGGAAACGCGCACCACAACCGCCCGGCGGGCGTCCGGTCCGCCACCCCGACCGCATGGGTTCCGGGCTCGAAACCCGTCTGGTTTACCGAAACGGGTTGCCCGTCGATCGACCTCGGATCGAACCGGCCGAACGCTTTCGTTTCCGCGAATTCCTCCGAGTCGGCCTTGCCGTATTTCTCGGCCGGGGTTCGCGACGATTTCATCACCCGCCAGTTTCTCCGCGCCCTTCTCGAATGGTGGGGGGCGAATGGCGCCGGGGTTCTCTCAACCGCCGATGTCCTGGTGTGGGCCTGGGACGCGCGGCCCTGGCCGGAATTTCCGGTCGCGACCGGGGTTTGGACCGACGGCCCGGACTGGTTCCGGGGGCATTGGTGGAACGGCCGGGCCGGGGCTGTGCCTGCCGCCGAGGCAATCCAGCGGAGGCTTGTGGAAAAGCACGGAATCGACCCCGCCGACCTGGACCTGGCACAAGCCTTCGGCCAGGCGGACGGCTACGCCACCACGGGACCGACCGGCTTTCGCGACTACCTCCAGCCCTGGGAGTCGATTCTCCGCCTGGACGCGATCGAGGAAGGCGCGCGCCTGGCCTTCCGGTCGCGACTGGCGGCGCTTCCGTCCGCGCCGGTCGTGCCGGACGACATGGTCGACACGGGCGGGGCGCAACGGTTCTCGGCCGTCCGGGGCGCGCCGAAAGAGGCCGCGCGGGTCGCGGTCCTCCGGTTCCCCGATGGTTTGCGCGACTATGACCGGGCGGGCGCGCGGGCGTCGATCGAGGTCGGCCCGGAATCGGGGACGGCCGAGGCGGAGACGCCTCTGGTCCTGGACCTGGACCGGGCGACCGCGGCGGCCGAGACCATCATCCGCACCGCCGCCCAGGGGCGAGACCGGATATCCTTCGCCCTGCCCCCGTCCCGCGACGACGTTCGGGCGGGGCGCCTGGTCCCGATCGAGGTCGTCCCCGGCCGCCCGCGCCTCTATATCGTCGACCGGATCACGTCTGGGGACCGGATAGGGGTCGAGGCGTCAAGCTATGACGCCGCGGCCTTCGCCCCCTCTGGCGGCCTGGCCCGCGCCACGCCCCGCGCTGTCACCCTTGGGGCGGCGGGAATTACGGCGGTTTTTCTCGACTTGCCGTTGCTGGTCGACCAGGCGGCCGACGACTGGAAGGGATGGATCGCCGCACACGCAAAGCCTTGGCCCGGCGGCGCGGATTTCCACCGCTCGCCGGATCAGGAAACCGGGTTTTCCCTCAACACGCGACTCGGGGTCCGGGCCGCGGTTGGCGAGACAACCGCCGCGCTTGACCCCGGCCGCCCCTTCACCTGGTCGGGCGAGACTCTGGAGGTTCAACTCTACTCGGGGACCCTGGTCTCACGACCCGAGGTCGACGTCCTGACGGGATCAAACGCCCTAGCGGTCGAGCATTCCCCCGGCGAATGGGAGGTCGTCCAGTTCCGCGACGCGGTCCTGGTTGGCCCCCTGACCTGGCGCCTTTCGCCCCTTCTACGCGGTCAACGCGGAACCGAGGGGGCGCGGTCGTCGGCGCCGCTGGCGGCGGGCGCGCGGGTTGTCGTGCTCGACCCTTCGGTCCGCCCGGTCGACATGGCCGCGACGGAAATCGGCCGGGCGTTCTGGTGGCGCTTTGGTCCCGCAACGGAGGACCCGTTCGGGGATTCGTTCTCGGTCGAGCAAGTCACTTTCCGGGGGATTGGCCGCCGTCCATTTGCCCCGGCGCACCTGGCCGCGCTTCGGGACGGTTCGGGCGACCTGGCCCTGTCCTGGCTCCGCCGGACGCGGATCGAGGGCGACACCTGGGCGGAGGACGGCGGCGACGTCCCCCTTGGGGAGGCGTCGGAGTCCTACCTGATCGAGATCGGTCCGGCGGGCGCGCCCTGGCGGACCGTCACGGCCCCGGCCCCGGCCTTCACCTACACCGCCGCCGCCCAGGCGTCGGACGGCGCCGCGGCGCCCTACGAGGTCCGGGTCGCCCAGGTCTCGGAAACCTTCGGCCGCGGCCCCTGGGCGGCGGTCACTGTGGAAATCTGACGAAAGGAATCCCCATGTTCGGACTGTTCACGCGACCCGCCGAGGCGGCGTTGAATGTCCTCGACTCTGACGGGGGCGGCGAATGACCCCGCGTTACGGCTTCCCCTATATCGCGGCGGACCAGGCGCAAAAGCACGTCACGCACAACACCGCCCTTGACCAGGTCGAGGCGTTCCTGCCGGGCGTTGCCGTCTCGGCGACGACCTCCGCGCCGCCGGTCTCGCCCGTCGAGGGCGAGGCGTATATCGTCCCGCCCGGCGGCGCCTTCGGCCCGGCCGGACCCGGCGCCGTGGCGGTTTTTACCGGCGGGTCCTGGAAGGCGGTAACACCCGCTTTCGGCTGGCGCTACCTGGTCGCGGATGAAGGCGGCGACCGCATCTTCGCGGGGTCCGCCGGATGGCTGCGCGGCGCCGTGGCTGGCACCGTCACGGGCGCCGCGCTCGGCCTGGCGGTCCGCGATGCCGTCCTGGACCTGTCCGGCCCCTCGGCGGCCGCGTCCGGCCTTATCCCGGCCCGCGCCGTTGTCCTGGGGGTCACGTCCTGGACCGTCGAGGCGGTCACGGGGGCGGCTTCCTACCAGGTCGGGACCGGGGTCGGGGCGAGCGAGTTCGGCGGCTCCCTCGGGATTGCGGCCGGGTCCTCCAATATCGGCGTCGTCGGACCGTTCGCGACATTCTCCCCGACCGACGTCGTCGTCACCGCCGAGGGTGCCGACTTTACCGGCGGCAAGGTCGGACTTGCCGCGCTTGTGGTCCTGCCGTCCGGCGCGCCGATCTGATCTTCGCTCAATCGAGGGAGTTCCCATGCCACGAAATACAGTCAACGCGACTCCCGTCTGGCAATTGCTCACAACGTCCGACGTGACCGGGTTGTTCACGGTCCAGGCGCGCGGCCACGGGCGAATGTTCATCGCCCGTGGCGATGCCGTCACCCCGCCGCCGCCTGGCGAGGGGTTGTTCTTTGACCGCGCCAACGACGGCGTCGGCGGCATGACCCTTTCGGGAGTCGACCCCGGCGGGGTTGGCAATCGCTTATGGGTCCGGTTTATCGGGTTCGGGGTTGGTGCTGTCTGGTGCTCCTGGGAGGACATGCCCGCATGACAACCCGGACCGCGATAATCGCCGAGGTCCGCGCGCGGGTCCTCGGCGCCCTCCCTGGCGCCGCCGACGTTTCGGGCGACCCGACCCCGGCCGCCCCCGCCAGGCTTCCGGCCTATGCCCTGGAATTGTCGATCCAGGATTCCGAGCCCCTGGCGATGAACGCGCCGGGCGTTTTTTTGGAGACCGCAACCTTGACGGTTTCCGCCTGGGATACCGGCGGCCCGGGGATGGATGACGACCTCCGCGCGCTGGCGGACGGGCTGTCGGCTGTCATGTTCGCCGAGCCCCGCGACCTGGGCGGCCTGGTCGAGTGGATTCGGCCGTCCGATCAAACGCCCGAAATCGTCCACGCGGAGCGGCGGGTCGGCCGGGTCGACGTCGCCTTCTCGCTCCGGTTCATCAACCAAACCTGACCCGCGCAACCGCGCGGAGTGTTTCGGCCCGGCGGGAACCCCCGGCCGGGCCTTTCTGTTTCCAAATCAACAAAAGGGAGAGTCCCCAATGTTTTCCGAGGCAATGGCCTTTGTCGAGCAATGGGAGGGCGGATGGTCCGACGACGCCGCGGACCCCGGCGGCCTCACGAAATGGGGCATCACGATCAGGACCGTGATCGCCCTGGCGCTCGACTTCAACCGAGACGGCCGGGTCGACGAGGCGGACCTTCGCGACATGACCCGCGACCAGGCGCGCAACGTCTACCGCCGGGAATACTGGGATAAGGTCCGCGCGGGCGAATTGCCCGGTCCGGTCGCGCTGCTGGTGTTCGATGCCGCGGTAAATCAAGGGGTATCGCGGGCTGGGCGATTTCTGCAACTGGCGGCCGGCGTCGCGTCCGATGGCAAGATCGGACCCGCAACCCTGGCGGCGGTTCGCGCCAAATATGCCGCCGCGCCCCGCGTCCTTCTCCGCGAGATCGCCGTCCGGCGCGCGCTCCATTACTCCAGCCTTGCGCATTTCGTCCGGTTCGGTCCCGGCTGGTATCGGCGCCTGTTCGATGCCGCCATGAGCGCGGAGGCGGCGCGATGATCCGCCCCCCGCTCGACCGCCTCGACGCGGCAATGCTGGCGACCTTCGTGGGCGCGACCGGGGTCGACCATCTGGCACGGGCAACGGTCCCGCCCGCGTCCGCCGCCGCCCCGGACGCGCCCGCCCGCTTTGTGGACCAGGCGGTCGCGACCTTCACCTGGTCCGGAGCCGAGGTCTACATAACCGCAACCGACGCAATCGCGCTGGCGTCCGGCGCGATTTTCCTGGTCCGGTTTCTGGCCTGGGCGTCTTCGCCCCTGGCGTCACGCCCGCCCCGAAATCGGAGAACCCGCAACGGCGATCCGCGCCCGCCTTCCCGCGCGCTTCGGGACGCCCCTCCGCCGCCCTTCGTCCTGGGGATCACCGGCCCCGGCGGGGCCGGGAAATCGGCGGTCGCCCGCGCCCTGGTCGCGCTCCGCCCGCGGGTCGAGATATTGCACGCGGGATTCGCTCTTAAAGCGATGCTGCGGGGCTTCTATACCGCCGCGGGTCTGAGCGAGGCCGAGACCGCGCGGCGGATCGACGGGGACCTCAAACGGACCCCTTGCCCCCTTCTCTGCGACCGCACCCCGACCGAGGCGCAACAAACCCTCGGGACCGATTGGGGCCGCGAAATGATCGGCCGCGACCTGTGGCTGGGACGATGGCGCGACCGCGCCAGGGCAATTCTGGCGGACGGGGGCTCGGTCATCAATGACTCGGTCCGCTTCGATGACGAGGCGGCCACAATCCGGGCCTTGGGCGGCCTGGTCGTCCGGCTGACCGGTCGGGCGGACCCTCTTATGCCCGCCCACGTCTCCGAGTCGGGGGTCGTGCCCGATCTGGAGATCGCAAACACCGGCGCCCCCGAGGATGCCGCCCGCGCGATCCTGGGCGCCCTCCAGCGCCGACTCTGACTCCCTCCCAGCCCGGCGCGTCACCCGCGCGCCGCGCTTTGTTCTGTTCCCTTCCATCGAAACGAAAGGACTCCTCAATGATCCGCCTATTCTCGATTGCGCCTATTGTGGCGCTTGCCCTCGCCCTCACCGGCTGCGCCGGACTCGAGACGGCGTTTCCCTTGACCTCCGCCGGATATAAGGAGCGGGGCATCGTCGGCGCCGTGAGTGGATTCGCCTCCGGCGCCCAGGCAATTTGCCAAACCCTGGACGGCGAGGAGATCGCGGTCGCCCTTGATGTGTCTGCCGCCGACCTCGGCGCGACCGACGCTTTGGAGAAAATCCGCGCGAAACGCCGCGCGGCCTGCGTCTCTGTTGGAGCCGTCGGCGTCCTGGCCGACGGGGTTGTCGTTCCGCTGACCTCCCCGCCCGCCGCTCCAGCCGAGTGAGTCGGAATCCCGCAACAATTCCCGCAACATTTTCCTCCCCGGCCGCCAAGTGCGGTCTGGTTTTTCTTGGTTATATCAACAGGTTGATGTTAAATCCCGGGGTCATCATATCGGCGGTTCCAATCCGCCCCTGGGCACCATATTTTTCAAGGTCCGTTCTGGACCCATGGGTTACGTTTTAGTCTTGAGACATGGGTACCATTTTTCGGCCCTACACGATCAGCGGCTCTTCGATCACCAGGGACGCCACCAGAGTGTCCGATATTATGTCGCCTGGGTCGATCTCGATGATCCGGCCGTCCAACACATGGCTATTTCCGAAGTCGGCCACATAGATGTGCGTCTCGAGGGTGCCGTCGCTGGCTGGCGCCAGTTCGATGTCCTTGACGCTGGTGCGGATCGTG